GAGCGAACGGCGAGCCGGAGACGGAGGCGCTCTTGCTCGGCAACGTCGAGAAGAGCGGAGCTCGCTCGATCTGGAATCGCGAGAAGCTCGGGCGCATCCTGAACCTCGCCGGATTCGAGATCATGCGAGGCGCGGACGGATGGTCATGGAACGCGACGAAGACCGAGATCGCGGTCAAGGCTCGCAAGTTCTCGCGACCGTTCCCGCAGCGCCCGATGCGGGACGTGCATGGGATCATGTCGCTGCCCCGAGTCTGTTGGACGGACACGCAAGGCGTTCTCCATCATGCCGCGGCGACCCTAGGATTCGATGTCTCGAGGGCGACCGGAGTCTTCTGGGGGCAATGCCTGACTCGGCTGATCGAGAAGATCCTCCAGATGCCGGAGGTCAAGTACATCCTGACCGTCGACTACGATTCGATCTTCGACGCGGATGACATCGTCCGGCTCTGGCAAGTCATGGAGACGAATCCGGACATCGCGGCGCTTTGTCCGCTCCAGATCGGGCGCGACAAGGATCGTCCTCTCTTCTCGATCAAGGAGCAGGACGGATCCCTGATGAAGCAGATGAGCGAGGACGTTCTCCACACCGACGCGCTCGAGATGAACACCGGGCATTTCGGCCTCACGCTCATCCGATGCGATGCGCTCCGAGAGCTCCCACGCCCCATGTTCCTCGGAGTCCCGGGGCCGGATGGCGGATGGGACGAAGGCAAGACCGACGACGACATCTACTTCTGGACGCTGCTCCAGAAGCACGGGAAGCGAATCTGCCTTTGCCCTCGAGTTCGGATCGGTCATCTCCAGAACGTCATCACTTGGCCCTCGGAGGATCTCCGCGCGATGAACCAATACCTGACGGACTACCACGCGAACGGGAGGCCGCGTCAATGCACGACCTTCTGATCATCCTCCGGAACTGCGCGATACACGAGCCGGGGGTCGGTCGACGTGATCTCCGGCCCGGCGCGATCATCAACGCCCGGGAGGATGTCGCCCGGAATCTGATCGCGAAGGGCTACGCGAAGCACGTCGTCGCGCCTGCTCCGCTCTTCGTGGATTCGACTTCGCCTCCGGAAAGGCCGAAGAAGAAGGGCAGGAGCAACGATGACGATCTCGGCTGACGCTCTCACAAGCCTCGCGACGTTCAAGGCCTTCCTCGGCATCACGGCGACGACGGACAACACGATCCTCGAGGACTCGATCAACCGCGCGAGCGCGATGATCCAGAGGTTCTGCGCCCGAAACTTCGTATCGCAGCGATACTACGAATGGCACGACACCTACGGGGCCGATCGGGTGATGCTCAGGCACAACCCGGTCGAGCACGTTCGATTCGTGGGAGTTGGCTACGACAACGTCGTCTCCGTTGTATCGACGGTCTCGACGGATATCTCCGTGACTATCGGAGTCGACACGGATCATGTGCATCTGCATAGGATCAACTCATCCGGAGTCGAGACGTCGGCAGAGACGGCCTTCGCGACGTATCCATCAACGAATCTCCTTGCGGCGGCAATCTCTGGCGTGACTGGCTTCTCGGCAAGCGCAGTCTTGAATGTGCCGACCAAGTACCTACGCAAGATCGCAGGCGCGGATCTGAAGCAGAAGACGATCTATCTTCAGGCTCCAACCGATCAACTCACAGACTACATGGTCGACGACGCGAATGGGATCATCTACGGCCCGACGCTGAGGCAGTATCGTTCGTTCCTTGTCGACTATGAGGGCGGATACTCCACGGTTCCGTACGATGTCGAGCAAGCCGCGATCTCGATCGCGACGAGGCTCTACCGTGGTCGGCAGCGGGATCCGGGAGTCTCGAGCGAGTCGCTCGGCGGATACTCGTACTCGCTCCGCTCTGGATCGGAGCTCGACGCGGAGATGCGCTCGATGCTCGACCCTTGGAGGCGCTTACGATGAGCATCGAGGCGCTGATCGCGCGATTCGGGATCGACCTCCACGTCTATACCCCGGTCTACACGACGGGAACGGACGGCAGCGTCGTCCGGACGTTCGGGCGCGTAGTGTCCGAGCGCGGATTCATTCAGCCCTCGTCGCAGGCCGAGCCATTCACGCAGGGTAGGCAGGAGGGTCGGACGAACGTCCAGATCTTCTTCCGTGCCAACGTAGAGGTGCCGATTGATGCCGAGATCCGAGATTCGACGAGCGTCGATACCGGGTGGAGGGCTTGGCGCGTCACGGGATCGACGAACCCCGGAGAGCTCGTCCAGACTGGCGCGGCTCCTCATCTCTCGATGACGGTCGTCGATGCGGTCGAGATCGAGCCGGAAGTCGGGCCGGAGCTTGGCCTATGAGCGGCGCGAGGTTCGACAAGTCCGCGATCTCCTCGACGGTCATGGGCGGCATCGTCAAGGGTCTCGCGTCGACGCAGATCGGCGCGAGCAGACTCGTCCGCGCGACCCTCTCGAGGCCCGGCATGGGAACGCTCTACCGGGTCGCACGGGGCGCGAAGGGAGGCAGGAACCTCCGCGCTCGTGGATTCCATCGGGCATCTCTGCCCGGATCTCCTCCCGCGGTGAACACGAATCGGCTCCGAGCCTCGTGGAGCGTCGAGCGCGTCTGGGGAGGAGGAGGAGATTCGATCTCCGCGGTCTACCGTCAGGGATCGACGGCGATCCTCCGATACGGATCGAACGTCCCGTACGCTCGCTTCCTCGAGTTCGGGACTCGCCGGATGAAGAAGCGCCCGTATCTGAGGCCGACGATGCCGAAGATCGCGGACATCTCTCTGAAACTGATCGCGGTACAGGTCAAGGCCGCGCTCCGGGAGGCACGATGAGCAAGGCGATCCTCGACGCGGTCAAAACGCGCCTCTACGCGACGGCGAGCCTCACGGCGCTCGTCGGCCAGAGGATCTATCTGAACTCCGCGGACGCGAACAGCATCCTGCCGCTCGTGATCTTCACGGCTCCCGAGGTGCGGACGACTCCGTACTTCGGCAGCGTGACGAGGCACGAGATCGACCTCGAGTTCCAGATTCAGTACGGGACGAGCTCGGGCCTCGACACCTACAACGTCGCGGATGCGATCGCGACCGCGCTCTCGACTCCGATCACCGTGACCGGATTCGACGCGGCCAGAGCGACCCGGACGGCGAGGGGCGTTCCCTCATTCAATGATGACGGTTGGACGATGATCGAACGGTGGCGCGTCGTCGCCCACGACATCTAAGGAGCTTCTAATGCCCATCGACAGATACCTCGTCGGCAGCGACGGAAACGTCTCGTACACGATCAACTCAACCGCTCAGTCCCTCTTCAAGGTGAACTCCTACGCGGCGACGCTCTCGCGATTCGCGGCGGATCACACCTCCTTCGGAGACACGGGCCGACGCATCCGGCTCGGGATGCTCGACCTTCAGGGAACGCTGAACTGCATCGTCGGTGTGAACTCGACGGCGACCTCGACGGCGACCGCGCTCTTCGACAGCATCCAGAACACCTCCGCGACCCGCCCGGCGCTTACCCTTTCGATCTACGATGGAACCGGAACGAACGATGCGAAGATCGTCAGCAACGCGGCCTTCTCGTCGTTCGCGTTCAACTCGAACGCAGCAGGCGATGCGACCGTCACGGTAAACTTCCAGAACGCGGACGGCGCGGCTCCCGTCGTGACTTGGCTGACCGAATGATCTCGGAGACGATCTCGCTCTTCTCTCCCTCCTCGTCGGATTGGATCGTCACGATTCAGACGAAGGACGGGCGCAGGATCACGCGCCGGGTCTCCCCGAGCAGGATCGACGAGGAGACCGCGGTGCGATCGGCGCTGAACGCGAGCGGAGTGATGCTCGTCGATCTCGACTACTACATTGCACGGAGGGCCGATGACCGCTCGATCGTCACGAATGGCGACGAGTTCCTCGCGGCGCTTCGCGCGAAGCGGAGATAGAAGAATGGCAGTTCATCCGATCGACGTGACGCTCCCGGACGGGCGCGTCGTCACCGCTCGCCCTCTGACGATCCGCCAGAGGATCGCGCTGACCGCGCAGCTCGCAGAGGAACGCGCGAGCATCGCGCGACGGAACGCGGAGATCGCAGGAGAGCCGAACGTCCTCGCGTCCGTCGAGAAGGCTCGGAAGGAGGCGCTTGTCGCTTCCGCGCTCGTGCTCGACTGCTACACGCTTGCCGGAGCGATGCGCGTCGTCGAGGCCGCGTCGGAGTTCCCCGAACTTATCGGAGACGGACTCGAGCCGAAGGCTCTCACCGAGCTCGCGCTCAGGCTCCTCGGATTCGGCAGGGAGGACGAGCGCGAGGCTCCCGCGGGAAAATGACGGCTCCCGCGGCCCCGCCGAGGCCGCGGGACTGGCTCGCGGAGGCTCACCTCATCGCGCGGAGCGCACCCGGCCTTGGCAATCCGCTTGATCTCACTTGCGCGGAGTTTGAGGCGCATCTCGTCTTTGCCGCGAAGGGATTCGAGTCTCGCTCGGAGGCGGCGACTGATTCCCGCGACTGGGCGCGACGATATGTGGAGCAGAGCATCCGATGAACGGTGGCGAGATCACCATCTCCGTCCGGGCCGACTACTCCGAAATGGAGCGCAGTCTCGTCGATGCCGAGCAGAAGGCCGCTCAGGCCGCGGAGGGCGCGGCCAAGCAATACGAGTCAAAGTTCGGCGCATGGCTCCAGAGGTCGTCCGGGTCGATCCAGAAGAAGTTCGAGGGGTTTATCAACCCGATCCAACTCCTCGACCGGGTCGCGGACTTTGCGGAGACGGCAGGCGAGGAGGGAATCGGGACGGCGCTCGACAACCTCGCGAAGTCGACTCCGATCATCGGGGCCGCGTATCGGATCGGTACGTCGATCGGCACGGCGCTGATGAATGCGTTCGGCGCGGAGACGAACGAGCAGTTCGCGGAGCGCGTCAAGCAGGAACTCGCGGACGCGCAGAAGAGGGCCGACGAGCAGCGCAAGATCGCGCAGGCGCAGGAGGCCGAGGCTCGGACGACGTTTGACACCGCGAAGCAGGCCGCGGATGCCGAGTTCGAGCTCGCTGTCCGCAACCTCGAGCGCGAAGGCGAGACGAGGGCCGCGATCTTCGAGAGAGGCCTCCGAGAGGAGCAGAGGCTCGAGACTCAGATGCGGCTCGAAATGGCCGACGCGGACAACGACGCGCAGCGTGACGCGATCCGCAGGCAGTACGAGGCCCGGATCCAGATCAACGCCGACGAGACGCGCGACAAGATCGAGCGCGAGGAGAAGGCGATCGCGGATCTCGCGGCGAAGGAGGAGCAGGCGAGGCTCTCGTCCGAGGAGAAGGAGCGGCAGGCCGCGGAGCGGATCGCCGCTCAGAAGGCGAAGGAGGACGAGGAGGCCGCTCGTCGGGCGCAGAAGGCCGAGGAGGATCGTCTCGCGGCGCAGGAGCGGGCATTCGAGGAGGCGACGAGGCTCGAGGAGGAGCGGATCTCCTCGCAGGCCGCGGGAATCACCGGCGCGAACACCGCGCTCGGGACATTCCGATTCGACGCATACCCCGACGCGGACAAGCGAAGGAACGATGACCGGATGGTGAGGGCGCTCGAGTCGCTCGTCTCGACCGGAGGCTCTGGAGGATTCGTCTGATGGCAGTCGAGTACGTCGAACTTCAGGAGACGCGAGGCTACTCCGAGAGCGGAGGGCGCGTGACCGCATCGCGCAAGTTCCGAGTCTGGGACGATGCAGCGACCCTCACGACACCGAAGGCCGTGCGCGATCTCTTCGGATCGACGCTTCCCGAGGTCGGTGAGTTGTTCCCCGAGGAGAAGGTCATCTACTGCACGGCCTACTCGATCCGGAGCGTCCCCGATACGCTCGGAGTCTGGGAGGTCGACTTCACCTACGAGAACTCAGAGCCGGGCGAGAAGCTTCCGCAGGAGGAAGGCTACGTCCAGATCACGATCGACTACGCAGCGGAGTTCCGCGATCAGTACCGGACGGGCGTGACGATCCCGACGAATGGCACGGCGACTGGATCCGACTGCGGAGGGACGAAGATCGACAAGGCCGGA